CATCTGGAGTTTTTCTTGATGGTGTTAATAATGTAGGTGTTACTATTGTTCCGTCCTCATCAACATTTTGAAATAATCTTGGTTCTAATACATTGTCTTGTGGTTGATTAGCTAATCTAATGGTAGGTAATGATGTTGGTTGATTTACCAATTCATCTATTGTTGTATCTATTGTTAAATTAAATTTTTCTCCTGTAGAGTAGACTGGATATTGATTTGGATTAACAATATTGTGGTCTTCTCTATCTAAACCAGCTCTTTTAAATGGTTCATTTAATCTAACATCATCATCAATATTTTCAAAACTTAATAAAGTTCCGTTTCCATCAACTATGTGATTTCTTGTTTCATTATCAACTTGGTCTTGTTGAACTTCATCAAGATAGGTGTTGTATTCATTTTTTCTTGCTTCTTTTCTATCTTGATACCATTGATAGTTTTGTAATTCCTCTTGTGTGTAAGGCATTTGTTTACCTCGTTACTTTGAATATGTGGTCATTATCTATAATGTGTTCTACTCTTGTGTTTCCACTACCACTTACTACTTTGTAAAGAAAACGATAGTGTCTTTCTGGTTGAAACGCATTTAAATCTAATCTGAAAAAGTTTCCTGTTCCATCACAACTTAAATAAGAACCTGTTGAAAATGGAATAATAACATCTTCTGACAAAGCATCTCTAACTGAATACTGACTTTGGCTTGGAATAAATTTTACCGTTAGATTTTGTGAACTTGTTGAATAAGTTCTTGTTGGAAATCTTTCACGACCATATACTCTAAATTTAACTTTTGATTTTTCTTTATATTCCTCTCTTAAACCTGACATATAAACCATAACTTCATCAACATCATCTGCATCTAATGTAGATAGTGAACCTGTATTAAATACTGAGTCGTCATATTCAACTTCTAATTTAGGTGGATATATTGTATGTGTGTCTCTTGAAAAGAATGCAAAATTTCCAAGTCTGCTTGTGCTTCCCTCGTCAGTATTGCTATCTAAATTACCAATACTACCAGAGCGTTTAACAATAAACCCTTCATTAGCTATAGAACTACTCAACCATTTTTTTGTAATATCTGTTACATCCATTCTCATATCAGTTGTTTCGTGATTGAATGATTGTGAAGCTTCAAAACCACTTCCACTAAACCAAGTTCCACCTGTATTATTTGAACCACTTACCCATTGTGTTCCTGTTGTTTCTCCGTCACGATATCTCCAAGAACAACCATCAGTAGTTGCTGGTTGGTCGAAGAATCTACCATCACCTTGAATCCAAGACTGACTTACTGGATAAGCATATAATGATTGACTTGTTGTTAATTCTTTTGAATTAGCATCAAATAAATTTAAATAGAATCTTGCATTTTCAGGAATAGTTCCTGCTACAATTGATTCAGATATATTAGTTATGTCAAATTTGATAAGTGTTCTTGAAGTATTAATGACTGAACCATCTGCGTTCATATCTTTACGAACTTCTAGTATTTCATCTAAACCGGTATTTCTACTTTGAGTAGCACTACCTTCGTAAAGTGTTGAGTCTTTTTCTGCGAAACTAAAAAAATGCATTATTAGTATCCTCCTTGATTAGTATTTGTTCCAACAACTTCTCCACGAATATCTTTTAGTGGAAACTTAACTTCGAATATACTTGGGTCTAATGACGGGTATAAAATTCCATTTTTTAAAGCTCCACCAACATCATATCCATTACCACTATATCCTTCAGAAGTTCGGTATTTATTTACTATATTAATATCTGTTACTGAAGCTACACCATCTACTAATGATATTTCGTATCCTAAATCACTTAATACTATTGGTTGATTTATTTGCCAATTATCAATGTTAAAAAATTCTGATACTCTTTCGTTTACTAATCCAAGAACTTGTTCTTGAACAAAGTTTGATTTAGTAATGATTTTATAATCAACACCTATATTAATTATGTATCCGTTTTTGATGTTTATCGCATCAGTAATGGGTCTGAATCTTCTTAAGTAAGTTTTTAAATTTTCTTTTACTGCATCATTTACAATTGATAACTTTCTATTAGAATTATATCCTAATACATATAGGTTTAAAGCTAGTGGATTAGGTATTCTAGTTTGTATTTCTGAAAGTGGTTTACCAACATCATCTTGTGTTATTGTATAACTTGATTGTGGTGTTCCACTTAATTGGTCATCTTGAACAATGTATGCTTTTGCTATATTACCATACTTATCAGGTAATGCATAAGTTCTAATAATATAATCTTCTTTGGTAACTGCTCTACCTTGAGCTTGGAAAAACGCTTTTATGTTTTCTCTTAATTCTTCTACACTCTCTGCACCAAGACCACCTGATGAAGCTTCTGGATTAGAAATTCTAACTGATTGTTTTACGGTATCTAATGTTGACTGACTTAAATTAGTAGAATCTATTTCTAATGTGATACTAGAGATTTTGTTAATTTCATCAACACCAACATTGTCTTGAACTCCACCACCAAATTGATAAGAAATTGTTAATGTTGTATTGGAAGGTGCTAATCCGTATGTTTTTGTTTTTAAAAAATTACTTGGGTCAAATGTTTCATAAATTTTTGAAGGACTATCTGGTAGATTAGAACCAACATTATCAGGATTTGGTATAATATCTTCATCTGCATTATCACTAACTCCTGCTCCGAATCTTAATTCTGTTTTTCCATCGGGTCTTCTATAAGTTGTAAATCTTCTTGATACTCTTTTTAGTTTTAATAAATAAGGAACATCATCTGAATATTGTGCTAACTCTGAATCATTGTTTGAATTATTTTCAACTTCGTCAAATACGGTATCTTGTGCTAATGAATCAACTTCGTTCCAATTATTTCCATCAGAATCAACCACACTTATAATATCTATAATGTTAGTATTTGATAATTTAACTCTTGAATATTTTTTAGCATTAGTAAAAGTAAAATCTTCACTCGTAACAGCACCACTTTGTGCTTGGACTTGTTTTTTTAATAAATAAAATGTTGGTGATTCGTTAGTATCTGTTTCAAATACCGTAGTAACTCTTGGTGAAGAAGTTGTATTATCATATCTAAAATCACAACCTTGTATTGTTCTAAAAGTTACTCCATCTGATGTTTCGACACGAGCTCCGGCTGGAATATTTAATGCGTAATCATAATCAGGTTCTATCGTTGTGTTATCTACATTAGAAAATTCACCTTTTGCTGGAACTAATTGAAATATATCTAATGTTACTTGTGAAGGAGCTGTTAATCTTGGTTTATATCCAAATGTTTGTGCCATTGAATATAAAGTTCTTAATTCTTCTGAATATCCTAATAAAGATTCTTTAAATTGTGAATCAACATAGTATGACATAACATCACCAACATAAGATGCCATTTCAATAAACATCATTCCAGGTGATGATTCGTTAAAGTCTTTGTAAGTGTTTGGATAATATTGTTTTGAAAACTCAATCAAATTATTTCTAATCTGAGAGAAGTCTTTATTTAAATATCTTACTTCTTTACTTACTTTTCCAGTTTTATTACTTCTATATGCCATTATTTACTCCTAATATCCTCCACCACTTGAACCACCACTTGAGCCACCACTTGAACCACCTGATGTAGTGTCAAAATTTAGTGTAATAGAATTAAATCTATTAGGTTCATAGTTTAAAGAAAAGTCTATATCTACTTTTGTTTCTGTTGGAATAGCTTCGTTTTGAATAACATCAACTTTTGCTATATCAATGTATGGTAACCAAATAGACATTGCTTCTTGTATCTCTTGTTTTATTCTTTCAGTTAAATCTTCTGTATATTGTTCAAATAATAATTCTCTTAAACGAGAGCCAAAGTTAGGTTGCATTATTCTTTCACCTTTTGCTGTTAGTAAAAGATTTTTTATATTAGAACCAGCTTGTTCTAATGTTGTTTGAGTTTGTGGAAATAAACCTGACCTTCCTCTGTTGAAAGGCAGTTTTAAACCGATACGAATATCTGGATTTAAATCGTTTTCTCTTGCACTTGCCATTACTTACCTTTTTTCTTATCAATAGCTTTTACTAAATCTGTATAGTCTCTTGTCAAAGCGTTTTTTAAATGCTCTGGAGCTGTATCTGGATTCATGCCCGCACTTTGTAATGTGCTTGCGGCCGCTACTTCTCGTTTAACTTCTTTATTCCCTAAACCACCGCCGTATCCTAACAACTCTGTTGCACGACTTGAATCAAAAGTTCCTCCGCCTAATGTTGGGTATTCTTCTTGTTGTTGTGCAGTTTCATTTAGAATTTTGTTAAGTGTTGGGTTGTCTGTATAATTTTTTTCCTCAACCTTTTTTCTCTTGACTACTGGTTTTGTTTTGGGAATATTTGTTTCGTTAATAAGTATATCGGTTACTTGTTTTTTAACCTCTTGTTTGACAACTTCTTTTATTAACGATACCAATTTACCTTGTTTCATTTTTACTCCTAATCTGTTATGATGTCGAATCTTAAAAAATCTCCTCTTGCAAATTTACTAATTACATTTGTAAGTCTACCAAGTGCTATTCCAAAACCAACTGGGTCTGTTGCAGCTTTTGGTGTTGCTTGTTCTAAAGCTTTCTGAGCGTTTTTATATTCATTTTCTAACTTTATAAACTCATCATTTTTAAGTGATGGTCTAAAACTTGTTATCTTTGCTAAAGTTTTTCGTGGGTCAATTTTTATATTGTTTAACTTTTGTTGTAATTGTTTTAATTCTTCAAATTCTCTTTGTGGAACATTAGAGAGTTTTCTAATTTCCTCAATACATTCTTCTATTTCTCTCTTTATAGCTTCAATAGGGCCGTTTCTTAAATTATCTAAAAGTTTTTCAGTTTCTCCGGTAAATACCACTCCGTCTGTTTGGTTGTGTTTTATTTCAACATTTTTACCAATGACTTCGTTAAGTTCACCTGATTGTTGTCTAAGAACTTGTTTAGCATTTAAAACAATATAATCAGCATCTAATACAATTACTGAACCTTTAGTATAAATATCACTTAGTTCTGGATTTGGATTTTTTACTTCT